TGAAACAGCCCATCCGGAATCTCCGTCAGGATGTCTTCCATTAAAAACCAACGCCCGTCTGTTAGTTGCACTGGGGCAAGGCGATGCTGCCCTGTTTGATTGGCGATTAATGTTTGTGCATCTTCGTTAGTAAAAATTAGTACGTTCATGTGATAGCTCCATTAAGTGCTGTCATTAAATTAGATACTCTTGTGTCAAGAAGTGCTAGGTCTAGTGCTTCACCGATGCTGTAGAAAGAGAGGCGAGCGTCGGTTGGCACTTGTCCATCACTTGCCGCAAAAACACCTAAACTTTGATTTAGGGGGGCTTCAGAATTTACAGTTTCTGGAAAATCTGTACCCCCAACCCGTGCAGAGGTTGCGGTGCTTGAAGTTCGCACTCCTCCGACAAAACCAATGGCGTTTCCATTGTTAGCGGTATTTGTGCCAGAGTTAATTCGTGATGAAATGCCTCCCGGTGTAAATGAAATTAGTGCAGACCTTCCCGTAGTATTTGTTGTGGCTAGAAGAAGGGAGTCAGAAGTAGCGAGTGAACTTTGATAAACGGCTATGTGCTTACTGTTTCGTGGATCAGTATTATTGTTCCTATTACTATCTAGGTACTTGTTACTTCCATTCCCCTTCAAACCCGTTTTGCGGTCATAATCACCAGAGACGAAGTTAAAGTTTGTAGGAGCTGTACCAGCTAGCGGTTGCAATGCTCCGTTTAGAGTCCTTGCGCCAGCCAAGATTGCCGAAGACTTAATAGCGTCCCAGATACCATCAGACTTGCAGCCGACCACGAAGTCGTTGATCGCCGTCTTGACAGAAGCTTCTAGCGCCTGCCCGTCTGCGGTTTCGACTGCGGTGATGTAGGCTTGTGCATCTGAATCGACTGATGCTACAGGTGGTGTAGTTTTGTATGGATGGTCTACAGGCAGGTTGGCAGTCAGACCCCACTTGTGGGCGAGGTAGCCTTCAAGTTTTTGGCGGTCAGTGGTGGAAAGATCAGTGTTGCACACGATTACTTCGCTGATATTGGAGTTTGACCAGCCAACGTTACTTTGTTGTCTGCCCCCGATTTGGATTCGGGTTGTGTTTTCGCCAGTGGACCAAGTTTGCGTAGCTTGAGTCAGGTATGATGATTGTGATGGACCTGTAGCAGTAACCGTTACCGTGCCACCATTACCTTGAGTTCCTCCCGTTCTTCCAACAGTTGCAATGCGGGGGACGAAAAGATCAGTAACCTGAACAGCGTAGGTACTGCCAGTGTCAGTTCTACCTGCGTCGTGAATGCCAACCTCTAATCTGGAACTCATCCTCTGGAGCAAGAGAGTACCGTCATTTGAAGTGTTTTCGCTTGTATCCGTGCCGACAATCGGTCTCCAATTGCCGGTGTTTGACAGCATCTCAAATGCCGCACCGTAAAAGAGATCGCCCTGCGAACTGACATTTGTTGTGGCACAGGCAAGCACATCATCTATGGCGTCAAAAAACACTGTGGGTTTGCCGACGAACCCAGTCGGCTGATATGTTGGCTGTGCAGATGACGTGGACTGAATAACGTGATGGTCATTACCACTCTTATCGCTCCACTGACTTACGTTAGAACCGTTAAGTATAATTGAAGCTGTGTCTTCAGCGTCTAACCACAGAGCAAGATTAGCACCTAACTCATCCGGTCGCCACAGTTTCACACCGCCTACAGCAGTGCCATCCCAACGATAGGGATGGTCATAAGGTAGTTTGTTTACGAGTTCAAGAACCATTTATATTCCTCCCCATTTCCATGCAAGATAACCCTCAACTCTTTGGCGGTCAGTAGTTGATACTACACCATCGACGTAAATAATTTCCGCAACATCGCCATTTAAAGATTGCGAGTTTCTGCCAACCGAAAAATTTCTTGCAGTATTGGGCCATGCTCCAGTCAGTTGAGTTCTTGCGTTTACCGATGCTCCGTTTACGCGTAGTTGACTTTCTTGGTTTCCCAGCGACACTTCATGTATTGCAGCTGAACCATCGCCAGTTACACCATTTGAGATAAAGCGAGGAGTTCTTCCAGAGTCGTATCCATCAGCCCATGATAATGTATCACCTCCCTGCCAGTCGGCGAAGTTGCTGGTCGCCCTAAAAACAAGAGCAGATCCGTTGGTAGGATCGGACTCTTGATGCCAAACGTATTGATACTGAGGGGTTGCTGTGTATGTATTCACAGAAAAAATACTTCTTTGTGCCGAGGATCCGAAGGAAGTATTAGTAGTTAGAAACTGTATAGATGTTGAGTATCTGACAACAGAATTTCCATTAAGACTATTTGCAACATAAGCTGGCTGGGTACTTGCTGTTGCTTGGCTTGCGTTCCTGTCATTCCCGCTTTTATCATCCCACTGGACAACATAATTAGAACCACCCGGACCAGGACCACCACCGCCTCGTAGCGTGATCGTGCTTGCATCATCTGCATCTAACCATAAAGCTAACCCCGTAAGCTCAGCAGGAGTCCAAGATACGTTTCGCTGACTTTCAATTCCTAATCTTAAATTTAGTTTCAGCCCGAAACTCATTACCTTAATTATAACTTAAACCCCTCGAATTCGAGGGAATTAAAACTATAGGTAAATTTTTAGATATTTTACCCATATACTAGGAATATAGGTAAATATTTAGATATTTTACCGATACGGGAATCCCCATTTCGACTAATCAATTCCAAAATGGATTTTTAATTTTGTTATATTTTACAACCGCTTGATACATTAAGTTTCGGGTTAAGAGATTAACTCCATCAAGTTTTAATATCTCTCTAAAAACTTTATGTGTATCTTCTTGTGATCTTTTTTTGTTTTCGCAATAAACATCATGTATTAAAACTGCTCTTAATGTATCCCCTTCTAATGGTTCTCCGATAAATCTTTGAGCCCATCGGGGAGTTGAGGCACCATCACTTTTATATCCTTTAGGAACAATCCATTTTGTTTTATTAGAATCAATGTAAATTAATTCTTCTAAAACTTCAATCGCTTTTCCTTTATTGTATTTATTTGGATTAAACTTTATTGAAACTGTATCTGGTTTAAAAGTTTTCATACTTTAATTTTACATTTTAGAAAGGTTTTAAAACAGTAAAACAGTTAAACATTATCTAAAAGAAAAAACAAATAAATAAAAAATACACCTTGTTATTCTTGTTATTCTTGTTATATCTTGTTAAGGAGCAATTTTGCCCGCTCCTAGAGCCGAAATATAGAGATTACTACGACCTTTCGAGTGAGTAACTACGACCTTTCGAGTGAGTTACTACGACAAAACAAGTGAGTTACTACGACAAAACAAGTGAGTAAGACAAGGTTAAACTTTGTCTTATTTGTGCTAAGATTAAAGCATGGAAACAAAAGACACATTTAGACCTATAAAACATATAGACTGGGTAAGATACCTAGGAGTCTGCAAAGATGAAATATCTAAAGACTTTGAAGATCAAGTTATAATGCTCCCTCAAGGGGATAACCTACTTGTTTATTTTCGTTTATCTTTTTGCACCGTGGTTATTTCATGCGAAGAATACGGTTTCGGTGAATTGATTGTTGAGAATTTTAATTCAATGGGTAATATCGTGTTCCCTTCTGATTTACAACTACTACTTGATCTACTTACGCATATCTCAAAGACAATGAACGTAAAGTTAGTTTTAGGAGAAAAGACTAATGGATAAGAAAGCATACTTTGACAAAACTTGTTGGAAGAGATTAGTGGATAGACTAAGTAACCAAACTTTTTGCTTGCATTTACTTATCGAAGTTACAAGTAACGTAAATCCCCTAGAAGCAGATGAAGAAAGTTTAAGGGGTATAGAGTTAGACTTACATGATTTTTGTGAAGCTGTGCAGCTTACAGGGGTTAATCGTTATCAAATAGTTAAGAAAGCTATTAAGAAAATTATTGAAACAGCTATCGACTTTAAAGAAGATCGCAGGTGGAGAGCGATACCTTTTTTCAATCCAAAGGAAACATCAATAATTGATAAGAGTAGAATGTCTATAACTATTAATTCGGAGTTTATCCCATACTTAGCTGATTTGAAAAAGTTTTTAGTGATTAAGAAAGATGATATTTGTTTATCTAATCGCTGTTTAATCTTCTTCACTTACTTAAAGACAGACTGTTTTAACTCGACCATAAAGAAACCATGGGAAGAAGTGCAAAGTGCATGTGGAGTTTGTTATGACAATTACCATGATTTTAAAAGAAAGTTTTTAGCTCCAGTTGTTAAAGAAATGCTAGGTAAGAAAATTAAAGTAACTTACGAAGCACATAAAACTGGTAGCAAGGTAAATACTCTTAGCTTTACAGTTGAAGATTTACGTGAGCAGTCTATTGTCGAAGAGGAGAAAAAACTTACCCCACCAAAGAAAGAAAATCCAGAAGCTAGAGAAATTTTTGATATTTACCTTAAACTTTATCCAAAGAAAGGGGCTTATAAGTTTAGGCAAGAGAAGATTGAAAGAGCGATTAAAGATTATGACTTTGAAACTATTAAAGCGATAATCGAGTGGTTTCCTTCTAATACTTGGTGGAATGAAAAGAGTAAAGTCGATCTTTACGAGAATATCATTGCGCCTACTAGGATTGATGGCTGGATTTCTGAGATGTCAGTGAAGCCTAAATTTAAGGCAGAGGAAAAGAAAGTAAACACTACCCCTAGAAATATTAGTGATGCAGAGATGAACTTTTTGGAGTAAAAAATGAAACACACAGTACAAGATTTAGAACAAGAGATACTCTCTCTTGCGATTAAGAATGAACATTATTTAATTGAGCTTTTATGTGAAAGAGCGGATAACCCTATATTCCCAAATTCAATGTTTAATGATGTCCTTGATATTGCAGAAGGGTTAATACAAGAAGACAGGAAAGCGACTAGGGGCACTCTCTTAGTGCAGACTAAAAACTTACCCCACCTGAAAGATTACATTAAATCCCTTAAAGATTACTCTATTGATTCCGATTGGAAGTATTACAAAGATAGACTCTTAGATCATTATAGAGTCGAAAGAGTCAAAAAGATTGCAAACAAGATTAGTGAATTAAATAACATAGATAAAATACAAGGAGCATTTGAAGAGATGGAAAATACTTTAACCCAAAGGAAGTCGATAGGATTAATCCATGTAAGCGAAATTGTCGATCAGGTTTACAATAATCTTACAAAGCCAGAAGAGACAAGAGAGCAGTATTTACAAACTGGATTCCCAACTATTGATGAGTATGTTTTAGGAATAGCCCTTGGTTCATTAATTGTTATAGCAGCTAGACCTTCTAAGGGGAAATCTTCTTTAGCTTTATCCTTACTAAACCGAATGTCTAAAATGTATGACTGTGTTTTATTTTCCATTGAAATGACAAATACAGAAGTTACAACTAACCTTCTAGCAGGTACAACAGGGCAAAACTTAGGAAGAGCTAGAGCTAAAGGTTTAACGTCTAAGCACTCTATTGATTTACTCAATTCAGGGAAAAGTGAACTTGCAAGGAGAAAAATAAAAGTTTGTGATTCAGCAGATATTAATATCTATAGACTTCATCAAATTATTAAACATGAAAAAATGAAGAACCCCAATCTTAAATGTATCTTTGTTGATTACATTGGCATTATGCCTTATAGTTCCGCTAACCAGACAGAGTATCAAGCGTTATCTGAGATCACCAAGACACTTAAACAGATTGCCATTAAATACAATATTGTCATATTCGCTTTAGCTCAATTAAATAGAAAGGTAGAAGATACAGCTACTAAAGTGCCGAACCTTGCAAGCCTTAGGGGTTCAGGGTCAATAGAGCAAGACGCTAACCAAGTATGGTTTATCCATCACCCGAACGAGGAAGAAGATAAAGAAGAAAATAGATTGGTTATTGATACAGATATTATAATCGCCAAGAACAGAGGAGGTAGAACTGGTACAGTCGGATTAGTGTTTGATAAAGGAGCAACAAAATTTTATGACAAACAAGACTGAGATTTTAGATAAAGCAATTCAAAAGAAAGTTCGTTTAGATTTACTTGTAACTTCTTCAATTATTAATAAGGTTTGTGATTACCTTGGTATGACAAAAGAAGAACTTTTAAATGAAATAGAATTTACAGATCAAGAAATAGAGAAAATAGTTACAGCTGTACAGCTGTAAAAAAAGGAGTGATTAATAATGGAAAATAAAGTTACAAGTTATGAGTTAAGTAAGCAACTGCACGAGTTAGAGTTTGATTGTGAGAATCATACTGGCTGGTGGGGTATCCAAATTGCGAATACTGATGAATCGCCTACTGGAAGTGTTCAATGGTTTCATCATCTATGTACGGAAACCTGGGAGATATGCAAAAGCCCAACTAAAGCCTACGATTGTGATGATTTACTTGGTTGGTTAGCGTATCACCAAGAAATGGCAGCATGTTGGGAATGGAAGTTAATTTATAGACCTTATAGTATAACCCCAGCAGATGGGCATGGAGTGGGGTTTGTTGGAACTGTAGGCAGTTTAAAGTTTGGTTATACTTGCCAAGCAGAGCAGCCTGTAAATGCTTTAGCCCAAATCATAATAAGAATTTTAAAAGAGGTAAATAATGGAAACTGAATTAAAGCTACCACTAAAAGAAGCAGCAAGGAGAAAAAAAATGATACCAGTAAATCAATTATTCCAATTTGTAAGATATATTAATAAATTGGTTAAATTTGGAAGGAAAACAGATGTAAAATACTACCCACAGCTTGCTAGATATTACGCTAAGCGTGAAGAAATACTTGCAAAAGCTAAAGAAAAATATCGAAAGAATAAATTATAAAGTATTACTTTGTAGTACAATGTAATAGTATGGAAAATACAAGTATTAGATTGACAAGGGAGCAGCATATACAGATTGAACACATGCTTGCTCTTGAGTCAAAAAAAAATAAGGTAGAAAGGCTAACAAAGAATAAGCTTATTAACATGGCGATTAATGATTTTTACTTGAATCGTTATTTATCTAAGCTTAAACCGAGTGATTTAATAGAGGAAGAAGAACAGGAGAAAAATAATGGAAAATAAAGTAATAGACGTAGTTAAAGCATGGGTAACTTTTAAGTTTAATAGGCTTAAAGGCTTAAAAGCAGGTAAAATTTTTTATATAAGGGCATGGCTGTTTAATTTTTTAGCAAGTATCAGTTTACAATTGTTAGTAACTTTTACTAGCCTAGAGACATTAAACCCTTTCCTTGCGCTAGGGGCAGCATTAAGCTTGCTTTATTTTATAGTAGTTTGGGGTTTATCTTTTTTAACAATAGTAAGAGCGAGGCTTAAAACAATACAATGGCATACGTGGTTTCTATTAGTAACCCTTTTACCATTTGTAGGATTTTTCTTCTCAATTCTTTTAATGTTTAATTGGCATAAAGAAGATAAAGAATTGGAGGAGAGCAATGATTAGAATATTATTACTATTAGTTATGGTCATGATGACCACAACTGCAAAATAGTTAAATAAGGAGAGATAAATGACAGATAAATGTAGAAAACCAGATGCTAAAGAGTTTACTTTTAGTAAAGATGAAATCATAGAAATATTGAAAGAGAAAGGCTGTAATATTGATGGATATTCAATAATTACATGTAACGTAGGATATGGCTTCACATCACCTTTGAAAACATTCACTTTTAAAGTAGAGTTTACAGAAAAAGACAAGGAGATATAAATGATTAAGAAGATATTTGGATGGCTTGGAGATGCACTACTTAATATGTTAGATGATGAGCCTGCAAGTAAAGGGCATGAAGTAAGCCCACAGTTAGTAGAAATGATTAAGCACTTTGAGGGTTTTAGAAAGCACCCTTATAGATGTTCAGCAGGGGTTTGGACTATTGGATATGGAACAACAACTTATCCAAATGGAAAGCAAGT